ATGCTCTTGTCTAAAGTATCAGGATGGGGGGTTCAAATCCCCCCAGCCCCACCAAACAAGTTGACTGTCACCTGCCATCAGGTGGGGAGCGAAGCCAGTTTTATTGTTTACATGGATCTTAGCTTCGTTGAACCGCAGGAAGTCGCCATCTTATTTGATGCTTTTAAAAAATCATCGACCGTGAAAATCCAAGGTAATTTCAAGGTTAGAGGCGGAGTTATTGAACAGGCAAACTTATCAAGCGTGACGGAATAATAGTTCTCTCATGTTCAATCTGAACCCGGCTACCGCGCCGGGTTTTTTGTGCCTGCAATCTGGCGTTTCACTACATTCGAACTACTCTCAGAACAGCTGACACAAGATCAGCAAGTCTGCTAAGGTGCTATGAGTGCCTATCTTCTGATAGCCCGCCGTTAACGCGGGCTCTTTTTTTACTAGTTTTGTGCTTTTGATAAGAAATATAATATGCTGACTGAAATAATTTTATCTTTCCTTGAGCAGGGGTCTTAATAATGATTTTATATAAATATGTTGATTTAGAAACTGCTAGAAAGATTCTCGCTAATCATACTGTCAAGTTTACAAATCCTTATGATTTCAATGATCCGTTTGAAGTAACAAGCGCATTTTTTGAATCAAATGAACGGAAATATTCAGATGAAGGGAACGCATTAAACCACCTAAAAATAAGCATGTGTTATGGAATCCTTTCCTTATCAAGATCCCCAACCAACCCTTTAATGTGGGCCCACTATGGGTGGGGAAAAAGAATGCACCATGAAAACGTAATTTTTTTAGGTCAGAATAATACTGCACACGGGGGGATGGTTATAGGCATCGATATTAATGAATCAGGATTGAATGATGAAGGCAGCAATATAATACCTGCTAAGTTTGGCAGTGTAATTTATACAACAACTAAACCTACGACTGCTTTCTCTGAATCTGAGAATCTCGAATTAATAGAAGGCATGAAATTCCATTATGATCCTCAATACCAAGAGGCTTTACAAAGAGCATTCCTATATAAATCATCGCACTGGTCATACGAGGAAGAGGTGAGAGTTGTTCGAAATATTCATCGAAACTGCAAGGGGGAATACAATGACCGGGGAATCCAGAAAATCAATAAAAATAGCATTAAAGAAATATACATTGGGAGTAGCCACTCATATAATAAAAATCACTCAAGAGCTTTATCCAACGAAATTAAATCAAGTTTGCCTGATTGTAAAGTCCTACAATGTAATACTAATGTTAAAACTTGGGACATCAATTTTGATGAAATCAAAAGTTAGCTTTTATAGTTAAGACTCAATACGTATATTCGGTATTGAGCCTTTTTCATTAAGTCTGCACGTCTTTGCATATACGCGTTATTTCAATGAGTTATGCTTTTTGTTCGGGCAATGCTCTGCACTAAGATGCACGTCAATGCAAATGCTATGCCCCATACATGCCCCGCTACTGCAGCTCATTGAGCTAATCACTAGTAAGCGGATTTAAACTTTTACCCTCATCAAGTCGCTAAAACGAGTCGTGTATGCAGGAGAAAGCATCTGGCGTTTCATTTCCCAGCTTTTTTGTACCCCTTGTCCAGCAAACCACACCCGCCCTTTCCCGCTGTGATTTATGCCATCGAGAACGGCCATGAGTTGCTCACTGTTAGAACGTGGCTTGTACTCGTCGAAAAGGCCAAGTTGGGCAACTCCCTGACTGTAGAAGTCACCCAGCATCACACCGCATTTTTGGAACCGGTGACCATCTTGCCAGATTGCATCCAGGCACTGCGTGGCAGCGGCTACTATATCGCGGCTGTCTTGAGTAGGTATCTGCAGTTTTGTACCTGCAGTTTTGCCGTAATAGACTTCATTCGTAGCGAACGGGCTGGTTTTGATGAATGCAGAGATGTGCCGGCAGTACTGATGCTCACCACGCAGCTTCTCTGCTGCCCGCACTGCATGGCTGCAGATAGCTTCACGCATCAGGTCATATTCGGACACGCGGTCACCAAATGAACGAGAGCAGACGATCTGCTGCTTGGTTGGGGCAAACTCCTCAAGCTCTAAGCAAGGCTCCCCACGCAGTTCTCTCAAAGTTCTCTCTAAAACTATGTTGAAATGTTTGCGGATCAGTGGCGTAGGCGTATCTGCAAGCTGGAGTGCGGTTTTAATTCCCATATCGTTTAGCTTTTTAGAAATTCTGCGTCCGATTCCCCAAACCTCCCCAACCTCGACAAGAGCCATCAGTTTTCTTTGACGAGCCAGTAACGATAAATCAACGACACCACCGGTCTTCGTCCATTTTTTTGCAGCATAGTTAGCCAGTTTGGCGAGTGTCTTAGTCGGTGCAATTCCAACGCCTACGGTCAAACCTGTCCACTGAAGAACCTTGGCCCTCACCTCACGCCCAAACTCTTCTAAATTCTGGCAATTACTAATCCCTTGCAGATTCATGAATGCTTCGTCTATTGAGTAGACTTCCACAGCTGGAGACATTTCTTCCAGAATGGTCATCACCCGTGAGCTCATGTCCGCATAAAGCGCGTAGTTACTGCTGAAGGTAACAATCTTATGCTTTTCGAAGATGTCACGCATCTTGAAGAATGGCTCCCCCATTCGGATGCCTAATTTTTTTGCTTCTATACTGCGGGCTATTACGCAACCATCATTGTTACTTAGAACGACGACAGGTCGTCCCCGTAAGTCAGGGCGAAACACCGTTTCGCAACTGGCATAGAAGCTGTTCACATCAGCCAGAGCAAACATTATTGAAACCCGTTAATACTGAAGGTGACGACGCCGAAGACTTCCAACTCATCACCGCCGTCATGTAAGACAATTGGGGGGAAATCGGGATTCATAGGCACAAGCTGGAAGACTGGATGCGTACAAAGCCGTTTGACTGTGTATTCTCCTGCCAATGAAGCGATGATTATGTCGCCGTGCTTTGCCTGCAGGCTACGGTCAACCACAAGCAATGATCCCTCATAGATGCCCGCATCCACCATGCTCATGCCCGTTGCCATTACAAAGTAAGTCGCGGCGGGGTGATTTACACAAAGCTCATTTAAATCGATACCTTTCTCAATATAATCCTGTGCTGGTGATGGGAAACCGGCCTGCACCTTGTCTTGGAAGAAAGGCAAAGAAAGCTTAATTGGGTCAGGGATTGAATAATAAATATTCATAAGTCGCACTCACATAATACTGTTCATGCATACAGTATAATCATAAAGGTTTTTGATTGTGAAGTAAGGAAACGGGTGAATGTTTTATGCCGCTGATCGACAAGGAAAGATAGTTATATGGCCGGTTCGCCATTGTCTGGGGGTTCAAATCCCCCCAGCTCCACCAATTTAGATAGGACAGTGAAGGGACAAACTCATATAAACCAGTAATTTATGAGTAACGTTAGGACTCAACACTGACACCATCTGGACAGAAAAGGATACGTAAAAGATACGCGACTCCTTCTGTTGAGAGAACCTCCGTCACCAACGGAGGTTTTTTTTCGTCTCAAATGCACGGTGTATCGTCAAACACCTGGTTACCAGCATCATTGATAATGAACGTCACCACGCCTTCAACTACAATTCCGTCATCTAAAAATTCATCACCAAAAGCAATGAAGTCGGCTTTATCGATCAGCGACTCCAGCCCGCGCCGGGCAATTGTCACCAGCCTGTAAACCTCATGCTTACCATCGAGCAGGATAAGCAGTATGTGGCCGTATACAGGTTTTATTGCACTATCAACAAGCGGCATTGTCCCTGAATTTATGTGCTCTCCGTGGTACTGCTTTGCAAAATACAGACGCTAAATCAAAAAAAAACTAACATTTCCTTACGTTTCCTTGCCTTCTATGAATCAAATGCTACGATCCTGCAATCTCTCTTACTCCGAATCGTCTCATGTTAAAAATTTTTGTTAAGTATGCATTTATTGGTGGTCTTAATACCGCAATCCATTGGTTAACTTTTGCAGCCGTATACTACTCATTTGGTCATGAGCAAATGATCAGTAACTTTGCGGGATTTTGCGTCGCTGTCACATTTAGTTTCTTTGCTAACGCCAAGTGGACTTATCAGGCAGAACACACAACTACAAAATACTTTCTGTATGTTGGCTTCATGGGGGCGCTTGCTCTGGCCTGCGGTTACCTGGGTGATGAGGTCGAGCTTAACCCAATATTAACCCTGATAGGTTTTTCAGCAATAAGCCTCCTTATTGGGTTCCTATACTCGACATTCATCATATTTAGAGAAGAATAATGAAAATATCTCTTGTCGTCCCTGTCTTCAACGAAGAGGACACCATCGCTATTTTTTATCGGACAGTCCGCGAACAACTGTCTCAGCATGAGGTAGAAATTGTTTTCATTAACGACGGTAGTAGCGACAATTCAGAAAGCCTAATTAACGCGCTGGCAAAATCAGACTCGCTCGTTAATGCGCTATCCTTCACCAGGAACTTTGGTAAAGAACCCGCTCTATTCGCAGGTCTCGAAGCTTCAACAGGTGATGTGGTAATTCCTATCGATGTTGACCTTCAGGATCCAATTGACGTGATCCCCCGACTTATAGAGAAGTGGCAGGGAGGTGCAGATGTTGTTCTGGCTAAACGAGCGGATAGGTCGTCAGATAGCCATTTTAAGCGTAAAAGTGCTGAGTGGTTTTATAAGCTCCATAACATGATCAGCAAGCCTAAGATTGAGGAAAACGTTGGCGATTTCAGGTTAATGTCTCGCGCTGTCGTAGAAAACATTAAGTCGCTCCCTGAACGAAACTTATTCATGAAAGGGGTTCTGTCTTGGGTTGGTGGTCGCACTGAAGTTGTCGAATATACCCGAGATGAACGCGTTGCCGGTTCGACAAAATTCAATGGGTGGAAACTGTGGAACCTTGCTCTCGAAGGCATCACATCTTTCTCAACTTTTCCACTGCGCATGTGGACGTATATAGGTCTTTTTGTGGCCGGTCTGTCTTTCGCCTACGGTGTATATATGATTATTGACACCCTTATTTTTGGCAACCCAGTTCATGGTTATCCTTCTATTTTAGTTTCTATTCTTTTTCTTGGAGGAATTCAGTTAATAGGCATTGGCGTACTTGGTGAATATATTGGTCGCATATATGTAGAGACAAAACAGAGACCAAGATACATCATCAAAGGAAGGTAAGGATAAATAAATGAAAAACACTCATAGATATGTATTGATATTTTTTGTCATCATGGCATTGATTGTATCTTTCTGCTTATACCTAAATGACAGACGTAAGCAGGATATCCCTACTTCGGGTATATCATACAAAAAAGAAGAATTATCAATGAATTTTGATACATGTGTAATCCATCAAAAAAAATTACTTGCAAGCGGATGGGTTGCAATAATGAGCAAAGATAAATTGATTCATGTTTACTTAACGTCATCAGAGCAAAATAATAGATTCAATACTCAAAGTTATCGAGGGTATGATGTAGCAAAGGCACTAGGATTATCTGAGCAATCTGTTGCTAGATTTTCCGGAAGTCAAGTTTTGAGTACGGAAGCGCAAGGGCGACCTGTTGAAATAAATGTCATTGCTGAATCAGAAAGTGGTAAATTATTCGGTGGAAAATATGTTTGTAATAATTAATTTTTTTAAAAAAAACTTAACCGTTATTTCGATTATTTTCATGGCATGCTTCTTTTTAAAATTATTTAATTCTGTACATCTTCTGCCAACTGATGACGATCAATACTTCCTTCATGCTTTAGATAAAACTTCATTAATGGACTTTCTCCACGAAAGATACATGACATGGTCAGGTAGGTTACCAATTGAAGCGCTGATGGTTGAAACTATCAACATGGATTTTTTCTGGAAGGTGATGATTCCTGCCTCTGCATTGATTCTCGCATGGGCCGTTGGATGTTTATCTGCTACAGAATTAAAAGCACCAAAATTAGTAATCTCTGCAGTTGTTCTACTTTGCATGTGTGCTATAGACAGGGCCGTATTTCATGATGCATCCTTATGGGTTGCTGGTTTTTATAATTATCTTCTCCCTATCTCTGTAGCCGCCACATCTGTAGTTATATACAAGAAAAACAATATATTAACATCGTTTATTTCAGCTATCCTGATGTCATATGCTGTTTCTAACGAACAGGTATCAGTGCTATTTTTTTTCTATTCTATGCATCTAATCATCAAAGCAATTAGAGATAAAAATGGAACTTTTAAAGTCTTCATATTTACACTAATACCCATAATATCGTCATTTGTATGGCTTTCGTCTCCAGGGAACGAATCAAGATTTGAAGTAGAAAAAAACTTCCTGCTTGAATTTTCTAATTTCAATTTGCTGGACAAGATAAGCCATGGATTTGCAACTTATACAAACCATATGCTCAGCGCAAGCAATTACCTATTTATTATCTCATGTACAGTAATTGCAATTGCATCCCTATTCAGTAAAAGCAGCTCTTTAAGAAAAGAATATGTTTTTATTTCCATACTTTTCATATCACTAGCCATTCTATTTTTAATTAATAGAATAATGAGTATTGATTTTATTTTTAATAACTCAGAATCCAATGTATTAACGGTTGTCAATCAGGGTGAAGCACAGACATATGTCAAATATTTTTTGGCAATGATAGTTGCCATTTTCCTTCTCTACTTTTCGTATATTTCTGGGTTTTTCACTTATGCATTATTCTGTACTATAGGTGGAATGGCTGTCGTTGTTATGGTAGGTCTTTCACCTGCTATCTATGCTGAAAGACCAAGGGTTTTTTTCATATCTGACGTATTGCTGATTCTATATATCTTGAAGGCAATTAAAATATGATAAAAAGGCGGCAACTGCCGCCTTAGTCCTGACTTTTAAGGACAGGTTACAGCTTAACTATCATTACCTACTACTTTCGAGAATATTCCAGTTTTAGGATCATAACTTTCCCCGTTCCCCTAAACTGGCGTATCATTCACACTGACTGCAATACAACCATCCACGGAGCCCATTCCCGGACACCGTCCCAATAGATGCGATTAATAACAATATTTTGGTTACATCAATCACTGCGTAAGTCTAAGTTTCATCATGCCTACTCCCAAACGATAAACATCCCCCGGCTGTTCGGTAAGGAAATAAAGTTATGAAGATGGCTCGCCGTTGATCCCGAGCTTTGTTTCGACCGCCTCCAAACGCTTCAACAAATCTGAGATAAGTTCTGCCTGGTCTTCATTGCGTTTCTTTAATGCTTTTATCGCAGCGCCAGCATATGCAGCTGATACCCCAAGGGTGTTGAGCGATAGCGTATCCTCTTTTGCGAAGAGCTCCCCTTCCTCGTCGATATAAAGCTGCGGGTTTTTAGTCAATGTGACTGCATCAGGACAATCTTTCTGGACATCCTGCGCAATGAAACCAAAACCTTTAGCGCCCTTTGTTACCGAAATTACTTTTCCGGCTTCGTCATATTCACTCGGCACTGAGCAATAATCCCATGAACAAGTTCTCCATGAGGTTAACGCGGTTAAAGCTTCCTCAGGGTCTATCTCCTCGACATGCATTTTTACATCAATATCAGACACTGCGGCCCATCCTGCGGACGAAGTGCCTTGCCCATTGTCTAACATTGTGAAGTCAGTGATTACGGCGGTGTTGTTACTATTTACGACACGAAAGCGGAAACCACCACTCCCCTGACCACGGTTACATACAAAGTCAGCTCCACCAACAATGCCCGTACCGTTCCACCCCATATATGCCCCCTGTATAGCGGGGTTGTTTAGCCCTTGAGTATAAAACCCCGCAGGACCTGCTGAAACTTGTGCTCCGACTGTGAAATTGCCTGATATTGACCCATTTCCGGAAAATACTGGGCCAGCCACAGGTGCGGCTCCCAGAGCCGTTCGTGCTGCCCCGGCTGTCGTTGCGCCGGTGCCGCCTTGTGCGACGGGCACGGCACCGCTGACTTTGTCGGCCTTGTTACTCAACGATGTGGTAATACTATTCCAGGATGGCCCCGTATAAGTAGAACCATCCGGCAGCGTCACCGTGATTGTACCCGTTCCACTGAATACCTGTTGCCAATTGGCCTTGTCCAGATTCAAACCGCGAATGGCTTTTGCAACATCGGCTGCGACCTGGGCCGTAATGCCTACCAGCGTCGCATTCGGTACCGCTGTCCATGCGTTACCGGTAGCCGTCGGGCCACCATAAGCAGTTATCAGAGTTAGTGCTGTTGCCGAGGTTATCGTTTTAACGCCAAGCGTGTAAGTCACTCCACCAACAATAACGACGATGAAATCCCCTGCTTTTAAATCTGTGGCAAAGGCTGTTCCGGTACCGGTCACTGCCGCTGAGTTGTTGGTTAACGCAATTGTGCCTGCTGACATACTTTTCTCCGGGCATAAAAAAACCCGCCGTAGCGGGTTGATATGAAGACTCAAAATTCTGAGGAGGTGTCACGTTAGAAATAGTCGGTAGCCCATAAGAACGGCAATGGTTTACTGGCGTAACCGACTACCTGTTGATTGGGGTTAGTGGAGTCACCGCCATTGATAAGGCTGGTTGGCCTGCCGAAAAATGATGTTCCGCTCCTCGCCATGCCAAGGTGAAACCAGTTTGTTGATGCCAGTTGGCCGCCAATTTTCATAACAGGAACCATAGGTTGTTGCGCCTGGTCCGTTGTGCTAAAAGCAGTCGCTGAACCATTTGCCGAAGGGGTGTTGATATTCCCCCTATACATCATCGGTGTTTCAGCACTCGTAAAGCTGATCCCGCCATCAATCCCCCGTACCGCAATCCCCCAGGCAGGAACTTCCGGTGTTTTAATGGTGAAGACGCAAATCTTAATGGCTATATTGATCCCCGACTGGTTATTACCACTCACATACCCCTTAAGTGTTCGGCTTACTTCGTCATAAATCAGACCCACGTTTGGATCATCCCAATAACAAAATACCGTTGAGTTTGCGCCGACAGGTAACGTCAGGTTTCCCGTAAAAGCACCGTTGTATGAGTACGTGAGAAACAAACCGGAATTGCTATCCACCACGTAGGGAAAAGAACCCCCTGCGGCTACCGCGAAACCGAAACCGCCTTGATTTATCTCACCCGGGTAAACGCAGTACACATTAACAAGCTTCGGGCGATCCGCAGCGCTGCTGGCGAAACTCGGGCTTTGCAGATTGGTGGTCAAATCCAGCGTGGCCGTCACAGTTCGGGCATTATTGTCCACGCTTATCGCCAGCGATTTGAACTGCATAACCGCAGATATCGATGTTTTTAATATCGCGACCACGTTGTCCGGAATAGCCACCAGCTGTGAACCCGCAGGGCATTTTGCTGAAAAATCACCTGATGAAGTGTTCACATTACCAATGCTGGCACCGATAGAAAGACTGCCAATCCACGTTAATGGCCTGCTGACAGACATGTCATAACTTTTGGCGCCAGCCACCGCAATCCCGAATGGCATCAGCTTAAATCCCCCACTTTAACTTTCCAGTTTCCGGCACTGTCATAGACACGTAATCCGCGGCCATCAAGCGTGATGCTCCCTTGCCCTGCGGTCGCCGATTTAAACGTAAAGCCGGTGTTCTTATCGAGATTCCAGCCCGTACCCGACGAGGAATAATTATTGGACTGAATGAAGTTGCCGATCTTCGCATTGGTAATCGTTCCGTCCTGTACAAAAGCATCGCTGATAAACACCTGGCCGTTCACTACGGCAAAGGGTGAATACTGCGTGTCACCTGATCCCGACATCAGCACGAACTGGTTTGCGTTAAAGCCCACCCGCGTCACCACCGGCTGGCCTGCTTGCGCCAGTACGGCAATAGACATCCCGGCGTTGTACATCACTCCACCGATCCGCACGCCCGTTTTCAGGGTGTAAATAGCTGAAGCGCCGCTGGCATCAACAACAGCTGTCAGTTTGTCTTCAAGCGCTGCGGTCACATCACCGATTTGCGCCTGCACCTGCGTAGTCAGATCCGCCAGCCCCTGATCAACTTCTGCAATGGTAGTTTTTACCGTCAGAATATCAGCGCGAACCTCACCGTTCTGAGCGAACTGGTGATCAATGGTCGAGTTGAGGTTTAAGGCATTCTGCAGGATGGCATCAATGTTGGTTTCAATATCACCAGTAAGCCGGTCACCATCGGCAGAACTCAGGAAGTCATCAGCAATATCGCCCAGGTAATCATCTGCATTGTCGTTCACCATCCCTCTGATCCAGTCGGTATACCCCGACTCATTTCCGGTTTTATCCACCAGTTGAGCGCGGTACCAGAATACCTGACCGGCCCTTAACCCCAGTTGCGTATAAATTGCCTGTGGATAGGGAACATCAGACAACAGAAGAGGATTAGACTGATCAGAATTCGGCGTGTACTGAATCTCTGTTTTCAGCGTGTCCGAGGTGTTTTCCGGGAAGCCCCAGTTCAACTGAATACCCCAGTTGATGCCGGTGGCCGTGAAACCTACCGGCTTCGGAGGATTACCCTCTTTACCGGTCAGCGTAACCTCAACCGAATAACCCCACCCGCTTGATATCTCCGCTGCATTAATGGCACGCACACGGACCAGGTAACGACCAGCATAAATGCCAGGCACTTCAAACGACGTGGTAGAGCTGCGCGGAACGTTTACCCAGTTCCCGTCGTTGCGGCGCCACTGTGCCTCGTAAGCGATAGCGTTAGCCGTCGCGTCCCACGTAGCCCGCATGGTCTGTACGCTGATCCCCTGATTGACCACAGAATAAGAGCCGATCTGAATATTAGCCGGTGCAGACTGGTTACCCGGAGGGATAACACTGATCGGGCGTTCATCAATAATGGCGCCGGTATCGATGCGCGCATATTTATCCGGGTCGTGATACGCCGCAGAAATGGTGAACGTATTGTCGTTGTTGTCAGCCACGCTGAGCACGCGGTATTGCTGTGCATATAGTTCGTCTGACTCAACCACCCAGATGCTTTCAGATTCCGGTGTTTCACTGTAGGCGGTGGTGACGGTGACAATCTTCCCCGACACCGACTGAATTGTGCGTGACTGAGCTGCACCTGATGGAAGGTTTAAAATCAGCCGACCACCAGCAACAGCATCCGGCACGCGGTCCAAAGTAATAGCGCGACCGTTCACCGAACTTATGCGGCCACCGGTCACTTTTCCCGACAGCATTTCATCGGCAACCGCAATGATGTAACCCGGCTGCGGGATCATGCCATCCAGCCCGACACCAAAAGTTATCACCCGGTCTTTGTTATTGGTCAGGATACCCCAGCGCCCTTTCCTGTTTGCCTCTGACTGACGGGTACAGCCAATAGCCGTCAGTTCAAGTTGGTTGAACCCGTAGCGCGTAACCAGATCCTGCTCGAAAACTGGCTCCATAGCATCAGCATAGGCATTGTCCGGATCAGACCATGACACAAGGGCCGTTGTGTAACGGGTCTTGGTCGTGCTGCTCGAGTAACTGAACTGGCCATCGATGACGTTCGCGCGGGTATAGCTGTAATCGATATCACGCGGCATGTCAGCCAGGGCAACTATCTGATTCCCGCCCCAGTACGTCATGCCTCGGAAGATCGCCGCAAAGTCTCTCAAAACCGTATAGGCATCGTTTCGACTTTGTACGTAAACGTTGCAGATATAACGCGGCTCTGTGCCGTTACCGCCTTTACCATCTGGAACCATCTGATCGCAATATTGTGCGACCTGGTAAAGTTCCCATTTGTCGATGTTCGCCGCGGTGAGACGGTTACCCAACCCAAAGCGTTCAGTGACCACAAGGTCATAGAAAACCCACGCGGGGTTATCTGACCATGCCCACTTGAAAGCACCGGTCCATGTACCGCTATAAGTTCGTGTTACCGGATCATAAGTATCAGGCACACGAATAACGCGACCCTGTGGGTCGCATGAAATTTGCGGGATGGAGCCATTGAATTGACTGGAATCGAATTCGATATACAGCAGTGCGGTGTTCGGATACCTGAGTTTTGCATCGATGACTTCCGTGTAGCTCTGGATAGTCATTGCATCGCCAATCTTTGCGCTGTTCGCATCTGCAGTAATCTTGCGCAGACGAATTGTCCAGGTGGTACCAGCCGGTGGAAGGTCAATGCGATGGCTGCGCTCGTATCCTGACGTGGTTTTGCCAGTAACCGCTGTGTTGATTACCGTCTGAAATACTCCGCCGTCGGTTTGCAGTTCAATGGTGTAGTTGATCGAATACCCAACCAGATCCCCATCGTCTTCTTGCTTGTACAAAGACGGCCATTTCAGGCGCAGACGAATAGCGGAAAGCTGGGTATTGGTAAAGGTGTGCGTCCAGGCAACCGTGCTTTTTACCTCTGTGCTCACGCTAATTTCGTTCTCGGTACCCGGCAACCCCTGAATGTAGGATTGTGCCTGCGTCCCGGCGCGAAACTCCCACGCCACACCGCTAAAATTACTCGAGCCGTCACTGTTAAGCAGCGGCGTTCCATCAAGAAAAATTGATTGTCCAGTCAGGCCGCCGCCGAATTCCCCTTCGCCCAGAGCAATGAGCAGTTTCGCTTTCGCAATAGACTGAAGGTCGTCTGGCTGTTCTACGGGCGTGCGGGATGAAGAGCTGCCACCTTTGCGGCCTTTTATTTTGGTTGCGGTTGCCATATTGCGCCCATAAAAAAAGGCCGCTGAAGCGACCTTAGAAGTAAGAATTGGGGGATGAGGTTATTGCTGGTCTTCTACATAAATACCGGCTGAAATAATAGCGCCGCCGATCCGGCGCTTTCCGTAAAGAAGCGGAACAGGATAGCCCTGAGCGGCCGTATTTGTAACGCTGCCGAAGGCATAGGAAGCCTGGTTGTCTGCATCCTGCTTACTGGAGAGACCGGCGGTCTGCGGGGATAGCATTTGAATGACGCCGCCAGCCATTAGAGCCACACCAGGAGCGATAAGCACACCACCACCATATGCAGATGTTAATGTTCCAACAACGACCAGTACCGCACCGAGTATTGTTTGTAGTAGCCCAGCTCGTTTACTGCCGATAATTACAGGTGTAATACGAATTACATCACCTGTTACCGGATAACCTAAATCATCCTCACCAATGTTTTTCTTTCCTTTGAAAACAGCATAAGTAATGCCTCTTTTTTTGCTGTTATTCATATATCTTTCAAATCCAGGGATGGTGCAACTAAGCGCTCTCCCAGCCTCTGAAACAGTGCGAATAAGTCGGTAATGAGATTTACCAAAAATTTTACCGAGCGAACCTCCGAGTTCAATTCGAGTCATTAATTCTTGCATTCCTACCCCTGCTTCATTAGGTCTTTGTGCCTGACAATCTTCATGGTCCTTTCCTGCCAATATCCGCCGTAAGGAACTCGGTTACTGAGCATGCCGTACATGTGGTGCAGTAGCATGTTGCCTTCCAGCAGGATCCCGGCGTGATTCCACTTATTAGACTGAACCTGCATGATCACCATATCGCCCGGCGCTGGTGGCCCGCTGAATTCGCGAAACCCACATTCAAACCAGCAGTCCTGATAAAAGTTATCCGGATAGTCATTCTCCCACCACGGATAATCGACGCGGTAATCAACCAATTCAAAGCCGTGCGTCTGCCGGTAATAGCTCATCACAAGCCCCCAACAATCGGTGTGCCCGAGCACAAACGGTCGCTCGAGCAAGGACAATTCACCGCGCGGCTGAATGGTACGAAAATCCCCCTCAGGCCAGCTCACGATGTGCCAGGGTAATTCGGTTGCATCGCACTGTGCTTTATCCAGTTCGCTGGGCTGTGTCGTTGCATCAGGGTGACTGTGAACGATGGAAATAACCGTTCCCCAGTCTTCGGCGTCAGCATAACCCACGGGATCGAGGTGAAAATCTTCGGTGGGATTGGCTGCCAGATTGGCACAGGGAAAATAACGCTCAACCCGGCTTTTCTGCGCTACCACGCCACAGCATTCGTGTGGGTAGCTCTGCCGGGCATGTTCAAAAATAGCCTGCAGGGTTTTATCACGCATAATCAGCTCTTAATCAGAGAGGTGCCCGGGAAGCCGCCGAACGGTAATTCGTTGTTTGCTCCAAAGCGAAGCTTGCACCCCGTGTTCAGCGTACCGTTGCACACGTCGAGCGAGGGATCGCTAACCGGATTACCGTGCTTATCGAAATAGTTGGTCCCCGCGTAATCGCAGCCATCCCCTGATCGGTATTTGCCACGGATGCACCAGGTGCAGAGAGAATGAAGCTGCCGCGTCGGGATCATCAGCCCCTGCAAATCCATCGGGCTGCTCAGCGTGAACTCCACAGAGATGTTGGTTTCCATGCTCTTGCTGTCGATGTAGAAAACCTGCAACTTCTCCTGCGTGGCGTCCGCCGTGACATTCCCGCCAGCAAAGTTTCGGGCGTCGAGGTACTGCGTCAGCGTATCGTGAATCGTCACCACAGCCTGAAGCATGTCATCGTAAGCCAGACACAACGCAGTAATCGACCCGTTAAGATTCGCCACGGTCAGTTTCGGCTGTGCGCCGCTGCCGCTTGTTGAAGCCTCAATGCCTTCAATCTGAACCGGCCACGCTGAATATTCGTTACCCTGCCACCAGATGGATTTTGCAGGCAGTTTTGATTCGTCGTAAACCGGCGTCCCACCAATATATTCAATTTTGGTGATATAACGGGTGCCCCACGGCTTAGTTGCTGCAGGTAGCGCAATTGAACCGGCAGACCCGAAAGACAGACTGGCTGTCTCGCCGGTTGAATAAGTTATTTTTATTCCTGAAGCACCATTGGCAGGAATGGTGGCGGCCGCTGCTGGACGTGTTACCGCGGCTGCACTGGTTGCTATATAGCTTGTTGGCTGAGGCCCCTTTTCTGCCTGCGGCCCCCAGATATCAATCCCATTAACGCCGTCACCAGTCCAGGAAGGTGACCGCGTTTGAGATACATCCTGAATAACACCAAATCCGACATTCCCCGTGGTACTGGCAGATCCTGATACCAAGGTTGTTGCGCTACAGAAAAACCATCCATCAGCCAAAGGGACGATTTGAATGTTGTCGGCATTTCCTTGAGTAACCCCCGTATTGAGGTCAAAGTTCGCGTAAGACCCGCTGATTCCATTTACGCCTGCACCCCAGATTATCTGCAAGACACTATATCCATTAGCTTTTGCAAAAATTGATGTCGTTAACGTATCCCCTTGAGAAAGCGAACCAGAGACATTTTGCACCAGCTGGTGAGTACCGTTAGATGTTAATGGGGTTAATTTTGTGGCTGAAATTCCATTATTTGGTGAAGGCCGGTTCGTGACAATTGTCATGGCCCCTTTTGTCCAGTTGGACACACCTATATTGCCGGAATATTTTAGGATGTTAGTTGCTGCAGGCTCAGGCTCTGTTCTCCCACCAAGTTCAAGGGGCCACTGGTTAGCCGCTGCCTGGTAGATTTTCCCATCCTGACCAATATAACTGGCCGCGCCAGCGCGCTGGAAGGTCACACGATTATCCAACACGGTTTCGGTCAAATTGATAGGGCTCAGGGGATTAGCTGCGGCAATTTCATCTTCGGTGTAAGCCAGATTGTAATTGTGAAATCTGAGGACTTCGCCGGTGCCAAAAGCGGTACCGTCCACCTCAAAAAGCCGGACAGTGTTTCCCGGCTCGAGTTTTTGATAATCACTGTTTAATGACATTATCCCCCCGTCGCAGAATAGGCCTGCTCGAACGTTGCTGTGATGGTTGCTTGTAACTTTCCGTTTGGTTGCATACGAATAGAATCAGCGGCTACCCGATATAACCCTTTCTCACCGTGTGGCGGCGTCCAGATAAAGGCCTTGCTGCAATGGTTGCGGCAAAAATCTCTGATGGCGAGTGAGGTCATGAGCGGGCCGCGATAGGAATAGGGAAATTTAATCATTTCCGAATTAATACCCTCCTCAGAAATCTGAGCATAGCCATCCCCAAACTGAGCCTTTCTAACCGTCCGGTTATATTCAGTCGAAGGCTGGCTGGCGACCTGAGTGGGCCACGTGAAAATGTCGATTGCCATGGGATACCTATAAAGGGGTTATCGGGTTTTCATTGCATTGAAGAGTTGGCCACCGGGGCGCAAAGCATTGGTGATGTTTTTCTGACAAAACTGATCCAGCATATTCATCATCGCCTTACTCATCTCATCGTTACTGCCAGAGGTTTTAGCGCTTGCTGTACCGTCGTTTTGAAGGATGATGGTGTTATGAAATACAGGACTTCCGGCGCTCATATTTGCTGCAGCGCCAACTGGCGTCTGTCCGCCGCCCACATATCCCCCTGTCGCATAACCCCGCATCATACGATAGAGATTTGCGACGCCCAGACGGCTGGTCGCCTCCTTGGTGAATACAAACTCCCCGCCGTGAACAATGCCTTTGGGTTCATACTTTCCGCCGTGCCCGGTGTAGCCCCCCGCGTCATATTCGCGGATGTAACCACCGTTATAAGCAAGCTGCAGGTTGCTATAGCTGCCGCCGGTGATTGCCGTCCCTGCATTACCGCCCCCCGAAACGCTTCCCGTTACCCATCCCATGGCTGACTGAATGGCATAGGCAACCAGCAGACGGTTGATCACATTAACAATCATTTTCAGAATGGATGAGGTGAAGTCTTTGAAACTGGCCTTGCCGGTAGTGACCAGACTGTTCAACTGGTCTGTAAGCCCGTTAAACCCGGACTGAGCCACCTGCTGCACGGACGTGAAAACATCCGTCGCAGATTCAGCGTATTCCGCCCAGCCCTGTTTCGCACCCGCGACCCAGTTTGACCGCAGGGCGTCTTCTGCATCATACGTTTTCTGTTGCTCCTGCAGGACGCGCTGCTGGGCAGAGGGGTTAAACGCATAGGCTTCCTGCAGACGCTGCAGGGTGGCAGCCCGATCTGCCTGACGCGAGGAGACGCCCTCTGCCTGGGCATCCAGAGCGGCGCGTTTTGCCGACTGCTGCTGGGCAAATTTGTCCGCCTGGTCGGAAAGTGTATTCAGCCTTTGCTGGGCAACGACCTTATCGCCCAGCACAGCCAGTTGCCGCTTGTACTCGAGCGTTTCATCCTTATGCGCCAGCAGGGATTTTTCTTGTGCAGATAACTGCCGGCTGCTGGCTGCCTGTTCAAGGACGGCGTACTGATTTTCGGTTTGCCACAAATCCTTGCGCTGCTGGCTGATAACATCGTTAACGCTGGTATGCTGCTGCAGCACCTTAAGCTGTGCCTGCAGACTCAGTAAGTCCCCCTGCGCGCTGTCTTCTGCCCGGTCTCCCGCAGACGTGGTGACCCGCTGTTTTTTGGGTTCCTGCCGTTTCTTTGCCTGCTCGACTTCTTTCTCACGCAGGGCAATGAGTTTTTGCGCATTCGCGATAGCGGTCGCATCACCGGAAAAGGCTATTTTCCGTGACTGTTCCCGCGCCTCTTTGAGTTTCGCTTCAGCCCCTGCAACAGCATCCGTGGCCAGATATTCCTTATTTATCCACTCCACGGATTTCTGTGTTGCCAGGTTCCCGTCTGTCGTGGCTTTTGTGAGGTCCCCCCTTAACTGCTTCGCCTGCTCAAGAACGCCAACGATGGGATCAATAGCACCGCCCAATGCCGCACTTTGCTTGCCTAAATTCACCCCGGAATAATAATTTCTGACCGCCTCTTCAGCGTCCGTCCACGCATCCGGAATACCGAGAACCTTAAGCCGGTGCGCTTCGATCTGGGTGTTGAGGTTGGTAAAATCAGATGAGCCTTTGTATTCACTGACCTTGGCTTTGGCATCCAGATAGCTGAAGCCGACGGCAATCATTTTCCGCGTGGCTTCGTCAGCACCATCTTTTGTGGTGATGAAGAGATCGGCAACGCTTTTAATCGACGCGCCAGAAGAATCGGCAATAGCCCGGATATTTTGCGCCAGCTTTTCCGCTGCGCCACCACTTAAACCCAGGGACTCCTGAATAATCTTGCTGGCTTCGGCAATCTCCTGCTGACTTTTATAAACCGCCAGGCCAAGGCTGCCAAAAACGGCAGCAGCGACGCCGATAGCCGCATTGAGCGGCGTAATGTATGTCAGCAGTATTTTGGCAACGTTCCCGACCCCGCCAAACGAATCTTTAATCTGACCGCCCTGCTGAAGGAGGATCAGCCAGGGGCTTTGCCCGCCTGCCAGCTGGGTGGCAATATCGGTGAACTGAGCAGGCAACATCCGCATTGCCGCTTTATATTGCCCGATGGAAATACCCGCACGCTGTGCCGCAAGCTCCTGTTTAGAGAATGCCTGCTGAACCTGCGTCCCGGCTTTCGTCGAGTCCGCCCCTAAGCCGGTAAATTGCTTGCGGACATAACTGACCTGTTCATTAAATTTTGCGGCATCAACATCAAGGCTGACGACCAAATCACCCACTGGCTGGGACATAGCGGACTCCTCCTGACAGACCTTCTGCGATAGCCATTAACTGTTCATCATCGGGATCCGGCTGCTCTTCCACGACGTGAGGTGTTAGCAGACTGAAATGACCGACGTTAAGATCGGTTTCCCCGCATACCAGCGACAAAATATTGAGGTTCAGCGCGGCGAAATGTGCATCAAGCAGCGCATCTTCGAAGTAATGGGACTCGTAAAATCGGTGCCATTCCTCCAGATCGCTGGAGGACATATCAGCAAGCATGGCGCGCCAGTCAGGCCGTCTGAACTCACGCGCCAGCTTCATGACAAAGTCCATTTCACGGGTTAGCGCTTTTCCGCTGTTTCCCCTTGGCTGTCGGATACTTCGGATTCAGGGGCATCCTGTCCGGTAGTCTGAGTATTTGCCATCATGCCCGACAGCACTTTGACCTGGGTATCCGCTTTCCCGATGGCCTCGACCGGCCATGTGCTCATCACCTGTTGCTGAAGGTCGTGAATATCCGGCTTCGGCGACTCGCTGTGCCACAGGGACATGGCGACTACCATCGCACCCGCCCGGATATTCAGTTCAACCAGCGCGGCTGACAGGATTTGTTCGTCAGGCTCATCGTTGGGCAACGCTTTTTCCTGCGCGGCCAGATAATGCAACAGTTCGACGCGCTGCAGCGCCGACAACTCGTACAGCGTGGCGTTTGCCCCGTTGAACTCAAACAGTTCTGATTTTAAAAACATGCTCGCTCCGTTATGCCGCCGTGACGGTCAGTGTGCAGATAGCCACTTTCTGGCCGTCATTGGTCATCACGATGAGTTGCGTCGTGCCCGCTTTAAGGCCCTTCGCCGTGACGGTATTACCCGATACCGTCAGCGTAGCGACGGTCGGATCGGCAGCCGCAACATTAAACGCGCCGTTTGTCGCTCCGTCCGGAAGCACCGCCACAGTGATCACCGCATTTTGTCCAACCACCACGCTGGTGGTTGACGGCGTGACGGTAACGCCGGTCACGGGTACCGCGGCGGCCTGATTGCTCTCGGCCAGCGCCGGTTTGCCCGTATTGGTGATTTTCACCGTCCGGGTGATCACCTCTTTTACCGGCACCGCTTTGCCCAGGCTGCTGATCCAGCCACGGAAGACATCAACAGCGGTGTTGGGATACCGAATTTTGTACCCGCGCACCGCGCCATCGTAAAACCAGTTAACCAGATCCTGCTGCCCGCTCTCGCCAGGCTTCCAGGCCAGTGTAAACGACGTGTCCCCGGAAGATTTGGCCCCCTGCGCCGTGCCGTTCCAGTCGGCGTCGGCGTCATCGAGGTACGTGTCGTCGTAGGATTCCGCCGTCATTTCTCCCGGCGTCAGTTCCTTGATTTTCGCCAGCCGGGTCCAGTCCTGATCCGATAGCGGATTGGCGTAGGGATCACCGCTGCCGGTGTAAATCCAGAGTGTGGTGCCCGCGCCTTTGGTCGGTTCGAGTTGTGTGGTCATAAATTCCTCACATTAAGTAAGTCAGGGTGTAACGCAGGTCAGCGGAACCCCACGTCGACATTTCATCATCGCGCTGATAGTCATAGCCTTCGGGCGTGATGTTTTCGATAAGGTCTGAAAGCGCCGGAATGTCACCCACAACGGGGTAAATGTTTTGTTCCATCCACAGGTCGAGATCGGTATCAGGACTCACCGCCTTGAGAAATACCTCCACGTGAAGCGTCGCCCGCCACTCATCTTCATCAAGGGTTTCCCCCGTAGGTTCAGCACCGGACAGGTAGACGGCAACGGCGGGCAGGTCTTCAGCGGTCAGAAAACTCGGGCGGCCGTCATACCAGGTGACGGAAGGGTCGGTCACCGAAAGTTTCAGCGCATCCAGCACGGCTTTACGGATTTTGGGGTGCTTTATCATCGTTTAATGATCAGCCTCAGTTGATTTTTCAGGGCGGAAGCCATTTCCTTCGGCATATCGCTTTGCATCAGACGGTGAGTTTCTGCGGTATACGCTTCCGTAAGTGGGGTGGTTAACGGTATCTTCACAACCTCAATCGGGTACCTGCTTTTCCCGGAACGCTGGAGCACATGCCACCGGCCGTTAGCCAGTTGCTGAATAAACGCATTCCGAAAGGTAAAGCGGCCTATTTTGAGTACGCTGCCCTGCCCACGTAGGTTGCCCTGACGGCGTGAAACACGCATTTGCGCCGCGCCCAGCTTGATGGCCGGCAAATTACCCCGGTTGATTTTTAACGTGGCAACCGGCCGGTTTATCGTGGCCTTTTTCAGTTTTGCACGCTGCATGACCAGCTTTCTCGGCACCTTTGTTTCCTTCGACACCGTGCTGCTGCTGCGACTGATGGCCCGCCCCGCCACCCGGTTAACCGCCTGCGCCGAGGCGCGGGGAACGGCCGTCGAACTGATACTGTTCATATTGGCGATGGCCTGTTCCAGCCCTTTGATGGCCATATTTCCGCCCCTTACTCCAGCCAGATTTGTGGCTTCCCGTTAAATATCTGATGACGGGTGACAATGTAACTTTCTCCCTGATAAACCACCTGATCGTTACGGTGCGGCCGGTAATCGGGAGAAAAAACCACAACAGACAGGCCATCGCCGCTAACCGGCCCCATCTCGGGCAGAAAATGGCTTTCAACACCGGTGAACACGGTGCCATTAATCACCACCTCCCGCCCAAACCGCGCGGTCGTTACCGCATCCATCCGCGCGGCCAACGCATCAAAGGCGTTAGCCATTGATTTTCACTTCAACGACGGTGCTGCCCACAGCGGCAGCTTCCCAGGCAATGCCAGCGGCCACGGCATCCGCAGACGCCAGCTGGATTTCACCGTCCGCGAT